ATTTATGAAGTATGTAGGAATTGGTAATGCTCAGCAGTTACTAAGCTGCAATACTTACTTTCGCAGAGGCTCTTTAGTGTCTTTGTTAGGATTAGAAGATGAAGATGATGATGGAACAAAGGCAAGTGTACCAGTACCACCAAAAGCAATTGTAAAGCCTAAATTATTAATTGGTACGCAAGTATTTAAAGAAGCTGTTGCTTGGTTGAATAAGCCTGATGGAAATTTAGAGGCTATTATGAAAAAATATGAAGTAACAGAAGAAGTTAAAAATGCATTATTAGAAGCTGTAACAGCACAATAATTATGAAACAATCACTATTCCAAATCGAACAAGAGTACAAGGATATTGCAGAGCAATTAATTGAACTTGAAGGAGAGCCAACTTTTGAATTAGAGGCTGCTTTAATTATCAATCAACAAAACTTAGAAACCAAAAGCACTAATTACGGTATCGTGATAAAGCAAATGGACTATGAAGTGGGAATTATTGATAGCGAAATAAAAAGGCTTAACGCTTTAAAGAAACAGCGTATCAATGCAATTGAAAGGCTTGAAAATAACATTCAGAATGCAATGGAGATATTCGGAGTTAGCGAAATTAAAACACCGTTAATGAAGTTATCATTCAGGAAGTCTGAGAGTGTAGAAGTGGAAAACATCGACCTTTTAGATAAGGAATTTGTAGTAGAAAAGACTACATTTGCAGCAGACAAAACAAAGATTAAAACAGCTATCAAAGAAGGTAGAACGGTGCAAGGTGCAACGCTACAAATTAATAATAACCTCCAAATAAAATGAGTATGGAACTATCAGGAATTTTAATCGTAAAAAAGGGTACTAAACAAGTATCGGACAAATTTAAGAGCCGAGAATTTGTAATTGAAACAGCAGAAAAGTACCCACAAACAATCTGCTTTCAGTTAAGCCAAAACAATGTAACAGCTATTGACATAGCTAACATAGGCGATGAATTAAAAGTGCATTATAACTTACGGGGTAGGGATTGGACTAGTCCACAAGGCGAGGTAAAGTACTTCAACACCATTGAGGCTTGGAGAATTGAAAAGTTAAGCAAAGGAAACAACATTACAAACGATGACATATCAAATGATAATGCTGCAAGTAATTACTTTGTACCTACGGGAGATAGCGATGGATTACCATTTTAGTAAATGAAACTAGAGATTATAACCAACATCAAAGGCGGTAAGATGCAGCCTAAACACTCTCGAATGATTGTAGATTACATACAGTTATTCGAGGGTAAGGCGGTACATATTACAGTTGATAAGCATAGCGGTAAAAGGTCGCATAGGCAAAATGCTTACTTGCACTTAATTTTTACAATCTTTACCAATGCTCTTAACGAACTAGGAAACACCTTTAGAATGGAAGAAGTAAAGGAAATGATTAAGGCTAAATTTGCTCTTGTAGATGTTTATAATGTTAATACAGACGAATGTATAGGGCAACGGATAAAAGGTACTAGCGAGATGTCAAAGGTCGAACTTATTGAATTTATAGATAAGTTCATTGCTTATGCATCTGATGAGTTTCACATTATAATACCAAGCCCAAACGAACAAATAGAAATTTTTAATTAATATGTACTACTTACTAGAACTAGAACTAATGATGAAAAAAAACACACCGTTTAATTCATTCTTCAATACAACCAACGAAACAGGGCAGTTGTTAATGAATTACGAAAGCATAGCCAAAGGTCAAGAAACAGACATTGTAAGCGTGTTTAACCCAGGCGATAAGCTAACACCTTACGAGGTTGAATTTAGACTATCACGAAGCAATAAAACAATGTTAATAGGCTCAGTTAAAAGAGGGTTAACAAATATGGTAACAAAAGGATTATTAACCAAGAACTCCGAAATGAAACTTGGGGCTTATGGTAGGAAAAATTATACTTGGTCACTAAAATAAATTTTAAAATAACTCCACCTATCAAATAATTTACTATATTTGCACCGTTCGCTCAACATTATGAAATTAATAAAAAGTCCCATTTGTAACATTGCCACTTTGCTAAATCTTTTAGCTGTTGGGCGAACCTTTGTTATGAGTGGGCATTTTATTATATGAAAGACCCAGCATTCTTATTTTACCCTTCCGACTTCTTAACAGGCACTATGTTTATGAATAATGAGCAGATTGGTATATACATACGTTTACTTTGCTCACAACATCAGCACGGTGGCATAATAGACAAAGTATCTTTTAATTCTTTAGTAGGTAGCAATGATTTAATAAGGTCGAAATTTACCGAAACAGATACAGGATATTACAATGAAAGGTTAACAGGCGAAATGGAAAAAAGGAATAAAAAATCTACAAATATGAGTGAAACTGCAAAGGAAGTTTGGTTAAAGAGAAAAGAAGCAAAAAATACAATTGTAAAAGAAAAGAATACAAATGTATTACAATTGCAAAACAAAAGTAAAACAAAAGTAAAGAAAAAAGATACAATTGTTATACAACCTGTAAATGTAAATGAAGATATAATTTTAAATAAAGAAATAAAGGTATATTCATCATTCGCTCATTTAAAATTAACTTACGATGAATTTGATAAATTGATTGATTGTGGATTTACTAAAAAGCAAATTGATGAAACAATTGAATCAATTCAAAACTACAAAAAGAATACAAACTATGTTTCCCTTTATTTAACTTTAAAGAAATGGATTAAGAGTGAACAAGGAACAACCAGTCCAACACAACGAACTTCAATGAAATTCTCATAATGGAAAACAAACAGATACCACAGGCTATTGATTTAGAAAGGGTTGTTTTAGGTGGGCTACTCTATGATTCAAACGCTTACGCAAAGATTGCTGAGATATTCACAGTTGATTTATTTTACACAGAACAGCACCAACTTATAGCCGAAACAATAATCGAGTTACATAACTTTAGTAACCCTGTTGACTTACTAACTGTTTCAAGTTCAATTATTAAGAAAGGAAAAACAAAAGTAGCACCACCTTACTATATTTCAGAACTTTGCAGTCAGTCAGCAAGTACAAGCAACATTGAATACCACACAAGAATACTTATGCAAATGAGCCTAAAGCGTTCATTGATAGATATTTCAAACGAATGTAATACATCAGCATTTGATTTAACTGAGGATATTTTTGAAACGATAGATTTGTTTGAAAAGAAGGTAAACGTAATTACAAGCCGAATAATAAGCGAAAAAATTAATAATGTAGGAGAACTATACATTGATAGCGTAAAGCAAACACAAGCGATAAAAACAGCCAAGAATGGCATAATAGGAGTACCAAGTGGATTTACAGATTTAGATAAGAAGACTTCGGGGTGGCAAAAGACTGATTTAATAATTTTAGCAGCTAGACCAGGAATGGGTAAAACAGCATTTGCTTTAAATGTTGCTAGAAATGCAGCAGTTGATTACAATAAAGCAGGGGTTATATTCTCTTTAGAGATGGGTAAACTTCAATTAATGGCACGTTTAAAAGCATCGGAAACAGGATTGCATTTAGAAAAGTTTTTGCGTACTGGATTAACTGAATTTGAAGAAAGCCAATCACATACACAATGCCACAAGTTAGTTAACAGTCCGATATACATTGATGACGAAGGAGGCTTATCTGTATTTAAACTAAGGAATAAGGCAAGGAAGTTAAAGCGAGAAAAGGGTATCGAATGGATTATTATTGATTACATTCAGTTAATGACTGAGGGTGGAAAGTTTAAAGGCAATAGAGAGGCTGAGGTTTCATCAATTAGTAGGCAGTTAAAATCTTTAGCAAAGGAATTAGATATTCCTATAATTTGTTTAAGCCAATTAAGTAGGGAGTGCGAGAAAAGACCCGATAAAATACCTCAGCTTTCAGACCTTAGAGATTCGGGAGCAATTGAGCAGGATACTGATATGGTAATGTTTATTTATAGACCTGAGTATTACGGCTTAATGGAAGATTTAGAAGGTCAAAGCACACAAGGTAAAGCTATGGTAATAATAGCCAAGCATCGTAATGGTGGATTGTGTAAAGTTCAGCTATCCTTTTTAGGACATAACACTAAATTTTACGATGAAAACTTACAAGAACGCAACGATTTTAAATCCCTTCCAAACGGATTAGCCGAATGGGAACAAAATATGTAACTATGCCTACCTGTAAGACCTGTAAAGATAAATTCATAGCCCGTTGGTTCAATCAAAAGTACTGTATGGTACACGATGAATGTATAAAAGCCTTTAGCACTTGGGTAGGTGAACAAAACAAAAAGAAGATTGACAAGGCAATAAAGCAGGACATTAAAGAGAGAAAAGAAAAGTTAATGAGCCATAAGGACTACATCAAACTTTTACAAGTGGTTTTTAATACATACATTCGCTTAAGGGATAAGCATTTACCTTGCATAAGTTGTGGAACATTTAAAGCAGAGGAGTTTCACGCTGGACATTACATTGCAACTACTTATCAGTACTTACGCTTTGATGAAGCAAACGTACACAAACAATGCTCTAAGTGCAATACTTACCTCAGAGGCAACTCAATACCATATCGAATAGAATTAATTAAAAGAATAGGCTTAAAAGAAGTTGAACGAATTGAGAATGATAGACACAAGCGACTTGAAATGACAATTACTCAAATAAAAGAAAAAATGATTCACTACAAGAAATTAATTAAATTAAAATAATTTAGTATATTTGTCATAAGTTATGAGTTATTATGGCAAAAACATCAGGTTCTTTTCAAAAAGGACACAAAGGATATAAACCAAAGGGGGCAATTAGTAAAATAACCCGAAGCGTTAAAGAGGTGTTCCAAGCTGCATTTGATGAAATGCAAGAAACAAAACACGCTAATCTGTTAACGTGGGGTAAGGAAAACCCTAATGAGTTTTATAGGTTAACAGCTAAACTTATCCCAGCAGCAATGGAAGTAAAAGCCGATATTCAAATAAACGACATAACAGGGGTGGTAATATTGCCACCTGAAACTAAAGATAAATAAAATGAACTTAAAAGAATTAGAAAAATTTGGAAAGGTTGTTATTCGTGTAGACAATGGCACTTCATATAGGGTTAAATTAACAGATGGGTATGCGCCTTATAATGTAGCTGAGTTTGTTGAAACGATTAAAGAAGAATTTATCGGCAAGTACGATAAAGTTGAATTATGTACTACACAAGGCGACCTTTTTGAGCTTATTTTAGTGCCAAAAGATTAAAAAAATTATTATCCTAGACCAATGGTGTCAATACTCAGATTAAAATGGTCTTAGAAATAACACCAACAGAAAAACAATACGAGGCTTGGCAATTATTAGGGGATAATACTACAAGTTTTTTATTGTTTGGAGGTGGTGCAGGAGGTGGTAAATCCTTTCTTGGCTGTCAATGGCTAATTGCTCAATGCTTAGGATATAAAAATGTTCGTTATTTAATGGCTCGTAAAGAGTTAAAGCAATTAAAGGCTACAACCTTAAATACTTTCTTTAAAATATGCTCTGAATACAACATTAAACGTGACATTCACTATAATTACAATGCTCAATCGGGAGTAATATCATTCTTACAAACGGGAAGCGAGATTGTCTTAATGGATTTAGTAAAGAAACCTAGTGACCCGATGTTTCAAGACTTAGGTTCGTTGGAATTAACAGGTGCATTTATTGATGAAGCAGGAGAGATTGATTCTTTAGCGTTTGACATTCTTAAATCAAGAATAGGTAGGCAGAACAATCAAGCCAATGGAATTATGCCTAAAATACTAATGACTTGTAACCCAATAAAGAACTGGCTTTATTATTCATTCTTTAAACCTAATAGAGAGGGTACGTTAATAGAAGGGTATAAATTCTTACAAGCCCTTGTTACAGATAACAACAAGGTAGATGAAGATTACATTAATCAGTTAAGAAGCATAACAGATAAAGTAACAAGACAACGATTATTATTGGGCGATTGGGAGTACTCAGACGATTCAAGCCAGTTAATAACCTATGACAGTATAATTGATTCGTTTAATAATCATTTTGTAAAGAATGGCACAAGGTACATAGTAGCTGATATAGCAAGATTCGGAAAGGATAAAACCGTTATAGGTGTATGGTCAGGGTTTATACTAGAAAAGATAATAGTATTAAGGAAGTCAAGCATAACAGACACAGCCGAAAAGATAAGGGAATTGCAAGGTGTTTGGTTTATTCCTACAAGTCAAGTGTTGGTAGATGAAGATGGTGTAGGTGGTGGAGTAAAAGACATATTAAAATGCAAAGGCTTTGTAAATAATTCAACAGCAGCAAAAGGCGAACAATATATTAATCTTAAATCACAATGCTATTATCGTATGGCAGAACGAATGAACAAAGCTGAGTACTGGTTAAAATGTACCGATACACAAATAAAGGAACATATCATTGAAGAATTAGAGCAAGTAAAACAGAAAAGCGTTGATAGTGATGGTAAAAAAGCAATCATATCAAAAGATTTAGTAAAGGATATATTAGGTCGTTCACCTGACTATTCAGATATGATAGCATACAGAGAATACTTTGAATTATTTGCTACAAAAAAGATTTTTTAATTTGTATTGATTAATTATTTATATTTGCAATATCATTCTTGGAGTTTTGCCTCTCCGTTACAAAAAAGGTTATAGATTATAAACTATAATAATAACCTTTTAAAACTTTTAAAAATGGCAATTTGCGATACTTTTAGTTGCACAAATGGAATAGGCGATACAGTCATTCCTAATTGTGGAGATGTAGATTATGGTAAGAAGATTGTAAAAGTCTTTCTTATGAAAACAACAGGAGCAGGATTTCCTGATGTTAGTTCTTTAATTGTAGAATCCAACTGGACTACCAGGATGGGTTACGCTGCAACAGGAGCAAACTCTGTTGATAGAATTGTAGCTTTGGGTGACTTGCACGTTGGTATTAAACCTGCTGCTGAAGTAGAAACTGAAGAAGCACCTTACGGTGGCGATGAATTAGTTGCTCGTAAACACTCTATTACTTTTGAAATAAAAAGATGGAACGCTGCATTAATTACAGCTATTAATAACTTAAGATGTATTGACCAATACAACTTTTGGTATTTAACAGAAACGGGTTATTTGTTTGGAGGTATTGCTGGTTATCCATCTGCATCATTTGTTTGGGGTGGACTTGAACACGCAGGTATTGGACAAGGTAAATCAAAAAGTACTAATGCAGTATCTTGGTATTCTAAGGATGACAGTATTGGTTATTTGACTACTTTCCTTAAAACAAAAACAAACCCTTAATACTACCTATAATGGTTCTTGATGATGCAAAGATTAAGAGCCTTATAGAAAAGCCTTACAGTAAGGCTTTAATAGATAGGGCAAAACAATTATTTAAGTCACACCGACTTCATATAAAGGGAGTCGGTGTTGATGACTTCCTTGCTCGTATGGAACAATACGAAAACGAAGCGCAACACAATTTAAGGAAGCGACTTGCCAAACCTGCTACTGTACCTATTTATGGTAAAGAGTTAGCACCATTTAGTAAGGCATTTTCTGCACAAGGTTTCTCTCGTTATTATAACTTCAAACTAGAAAACCAAAAGTCAGACTTTAAGAATTACTTAATGTCAGATTTAGGCGATGGAATGAATATGTCACAATGGATGCGTTATTGGCTTGAAAAGGTTAATTACGATTCAACAGGACTAATGATGGTAGAATTACCAAGCGAATCAGAGGAAGAACTAAATCCTTATATTTGCTTTAAGTCTATTAATGATATTCACGATATTGAGTTTGAAGGTAATAATATTGAGTATGTTATACTTAAATGGGAACACGAGGCAATGGAATATGAAAATGTGTTACACAATTCAGGTATAGAATATTTTAGAGTAATTGATGCTGAGTTAGACCGTATCTATAAACGTGAAGATGGTAATATATCTGAAGTGTTAGATAAGCAACTTAAAAATAAGTTTGGTTACGTTCCTGCTATTGCAGTATCAAATCAAAAAGATTCAATAAGCGAAGCAAGAACATCTTATGTATGGCAGTCAATAGGATTAGCAGATGAATATTTGTTAGATAGTTCTATCCACACCATAAGCAAGA